TATTTTTGTCAAAGAACACTCTCATCTTTTAGAAATTTCTAATGGAAAATCTCTACCAACCGATTCAGCTAATGGTGCAAAAAAATTAAGCTACGATGAGTGGAAAAGACTTCCATTAAAAGAGAAAAAGGAAAAGTTAAACCAAGTTATAAATTAATTTACAAGGAGTGTAAAAAATGACAGCTACTTTAATTCAAGATGTACAAGATCAAGTACAAAAATTCTGGTCACCAATGTTTGAAGATCAACTAAAAGAACAAACTCTTTTACCTTCACTGGTGTCTAAAAAATACCAAGGTGAAATTAAAAAAGGCGGAGATAGAGTTCGTGTATCTCAAATTAACAGACCAACAGCTCAAATTAGAGATATTGGTGTAAACTCTGATTCATTTGATTCAAGTTTATTATCAACTCAATATATCGACATTACAGCAAATAAAAGATTTGTTGCTTCGTTTGAATTTGAAGATCTAGTAGAAATCCAATCTCAAATTGGCGATCAAAATTCTAAAATCAGACAAGCACTAGTTGAATCAATGGAAATTAAACTTAATGATTATCTTTATAGTTTATGTGCAGCTTCAACATCTGCTCCTGATCACTCAATTGCTTCTGTTACTGATTTCAATGCTGCTCAATTAAATGCGGTAAGAAAATTAGCTTCTCAAGCTAAATGGTCTAAAGCTGATGGTTGGTATTTACTAGTAGATCCAAGTTATATGTCTGATATTTTATCAGCTACAACTTTAGTTTCTAGTGATTACGGAGCTACAGATGCACCTATTATCGGTGGTCAAATGGCACTTAAGAGATATGGATTCAATATTCTTGAAGACAACTCGGCAGGTCTTGTGACTTACGGTGGAACCCTAGGTTCAGCTACTGAAGATTTTGCTTTAGCATTTCATCCAGACTTTTTACACTTAGTTATGGGACAACCAGAATTTAAGATTTCGGATCTGCATTCGAACAAAAGATTCGGTTACGTAATCAGCTGCTCATTCTGGGGTGGAGCTGCTCTTGGGAATGGCGGAAATGTGAAACATATTCAAGTTTATAATTCATAATTGGGAATTATTTATGGAAGTTGGTGATAGCTTAAGTTCGTATCCAAATCTAAATTTCCTCGAGGGTAAATCTGCTGAGGATTTAAAAGATCAACTAACGCAGATCCGACTTCCGTTTAAAATTATTTCTATTTATTCAGTTGGACTTAGGCATTACGCTTGGGTCTCACTAACGAAACAAATTAAAAAAATAAAACAGGAGAATAAAAATGGCAGCAATTAAAGGAACGAAATCGGCTAATGGCGGATTTCAAAATGAAAAACAAATTCTTAAAGTAGTTTATGATTTCGCTAAAGATGGCGGAGCTACAGGCGCTTTAGATCTATTTACAGCGCAAGATGATATCGTTATCACTGGCTTCTACGCTAAAGTTTTAACTACTTGTACTTCAGGTGGTTCAATGGTTTTAGACGTAGGTGTATCCGGTGGCGACACTGATATCCTCTTAGATGGCGTTGCAGTAGCATCTCTAACGGCAAACTCAATGCATATCCCACCAGTTGTTGAAGGTACTCCAAATGTTCTAGCTCTACCAATGAAGCTAGCTGACAATGGAAAAATTATTCAGACAATTGGAACAGCTGCTCTTACAGCTGGAAAGATTGAATACGTTTTCGAATTCATGAAATTCTAATAACAGTAAAGGGACTCACGGAAGAGTTCCTGTTCTCAAAAGGACAGGGATTCAAGGAAGAGTCCCTTCTTTTTATTTTAGGAATTTATGGTTTCAAGAACCGGAAATCCAAATGACGATAATAAGAATTCATTTATCAATGATAGTGGCGGTAACGTCGCTCGCAATGTTACGTTTAGCGGTGGAATTTCTACCGTGCCAAGCGGATTAAGAAATGATTTTAAAATTACTACAATGGACATCACTGATGTTGAATCAGCTATTCCTTTAATACCGCTAACAGATAGAAATGCGATGTCAATATTTAATACAAGCACAGTGGATACTCTTTATATTGGCAAAACAGGAGTCGTTGCTAGTGGTGCAATAGGTGTAACTTCTGGTTGGGAAATAGGACCACAAGAGACATTTAATTCAGACGTTAAAGATACAATTATATTTTACGGAATAGCGGCAAGTGGTAAAACTATTAGGATAAAAATAATGGAGATTTCTTAATGGTTACTCAAACCTTTAGAGGTAAAGCTACATTAGATCCACCGTCAATTCCGCTGGTTTTTACTTCAGCTGCTCCAGTTACTCCGCTAGATCAATTTACATTAATTATTCCAAGTGGAACAAAAAAATTTTTAATTAAACCAAGAACGCAATCAAGTTTTTTAGTATCTTTTGATATTTCATTTATTGATTATATTTCATTTTCAGCTAATAGTTATTATAGTGAAGAAAATATTTTAGTTGATAGCATGACTATTTACCTCAAGTGTTCAGTGGCAAATACCGTTATGGAGTGTATCACGTGGTCGTGATAAAATAACATAACAAGGAGTAAAAATTTATGAGTTCTATTAATCTTTTCGATATTCAATCAGCTTATCAGTCGATTGAAATTAAAAATGCAGCTGGTACTGCTTTGTCTATTGATGGTTCAGGTTATTTAACTGTAAAAGGTAACGGAAGTTTTACAGTGACAGCGACTGATTTGGATATTAGAAATCTCGCAAGTTCGCAAGATTCAGTTGAAATTAAAACAGCGGCTGGACAAGCATTAGCGATTGATGGATCTGGATTTATTACAGCTAATGTAAACGGTACTGTTACTGTGAGTGCGACAAATTTAGATATTCGTGATCTAGCTTTTGCGACTGATTCAGTTACTGCTTATCAAGGTGGAACATGGACAGTTGAAGCTAATGAGGCTGGTTACTCTACTTGGAAAGTAACAGTTGAATCAGTGACTAGCACTGAATCAGAATTGATGGCAACTCCACTTACAAACAGACTATCTCTATTGATTCAAAATTGAGGCAATAAAGATGTTTATGTTAGAGAGTCTACAGGTGTTTCTACTTCTAACGGAATGATGATTCCTAAGGGTGGATACTTTGAAGCTAACTTAGATGCAGGTGCAAATTTATTTGCAATCACGGCATCTGGTACAGCTAATTTACGATGTGTTGAATACGCAGCTTAATAATTAGGAGAAACTGATTTGAAGACTAGAGAATTAACAAAGTTTACGCAAGAAGATTTAAATAATTTAAAGGTTTTCAAATCAGTAATCCTTAAAGCAGATTATCCACTAAAAGGGGATGCTATCTCTATGGTAGCGTCCCTCTTTAATTGGTATGATGGATTAGAATTAAAAATAAATGATGCTATCAAAAAAGATAAAATAGATGGTGCGCCTAAAGTTGGGAGTATTGAATAATGCCAATTGGTGATTTTAACAATACAGATAGCGATGATAATAGTTATTCAGTCATAGTTCCAAAAGCTGGTAAAAATATTTATTTTTACATCAGTAATTTATTAAACGGATCAACTAAAAATATGAATGTTAATGGATCAGTGACACCTGTTTATTATACTTTTGCACCAAGTTCCGGACAAATAGTGTATTTAGATGGATTAACTGTAGGGTTTGTTGACTCGGGAACCCCTTCCCTTAATAAATTTGGAGATTTAGCAGCATTAACAAATGGAGTTACTATTCAAAAAAAAGTTAATGGGACATCTTACGATATAGCTAACATTAAAGATAACTCAGATTTGATTGGTATTTTTTATAATCAAAAGGGGATGCCATCAGCTGGTGCTGCCTTTGTTAACGATTCCGATAGTTATTTTGGGTATTTAAAATTTCCATTTCCAATTACTTTATACGGTGACTCTTCAGATTATATTAGAATAAAAATAAATGATAATTTAACCGGAATAACTTTTTTTTATTCTAAAGTTCATGCGTGGAGATTGGTATAATGATTTTTATAAAGGAATGGAGTTCATTTAAAAATATTATAAGTAATCTTGGTGTTAGAATTATTCATTATGAATATCAAGGTAACTATTATATTTATCTAGTTCATGGTGCTGTTCATTTGTATTGTATCGTGACCATAGAATCAACGGATGGAGAAGATTTTCTCAATAATTATTTACCGCTATCTAACCTGGGAGCTTCAGACGACGATGGAGATTTATTAGTAAGACATAAAATAGCTCCACGTGGTTGGATATATCAAGCATTTTGTTTTGATTTTGAAATAGGAAAATATAATTCACTTTATTGCAAAGATGTTTCAGGTAATAATATAAGTGGAATAACTTATAAAATATATGATGGAAGTAATGCTGAAATAACTGATTCAGGAGCTGAAGGCAATGCGGTTAAGACTGTAGTTACATTTGAACCAGCGTGGGATTACTGCATTGTATCTGGTAGGATAGACCAGTTAAGTACAGCTACCAGTGATATCAGAATGTGGACAATAGGTGTTCCAGATGTTCCAGAAGCCTATGGTGGATCTAAAGCTTTTGTTAATGGACTTAATTTAAAGTTCGTTGACGATTTAGTGACAGAAGGTAGAGCGCCTAAAAGATTAAATTACAGTGCTACTTACCACACTAACAAATTACAATTTACATTTAAACACGATACATCCACAGCACACAGATGCATGGTCATTATCGATTTATATAAGGCATAAATGAAAATAATATTCTCAAAACGTCCTGGAAATTTAATATCATGGCTAATTAGAAAGTGGATTAAGAAGCCGTATTCTCATGCAGCGTTTTCAGTTAATTTATTTAATACAGACTTGATTTTCGAATCAAGCGTTGAGGGCGTTAATGTCGTAACTCTGAATGACTTTCTAATTAAAAATGAAATCGTTAAAGAGTATGACATATCTGAGTTAGTTAAAAAAGAATTGTTAATGCAATATTTATTTTCTAACATAGACGGTGGATTTAGTTTTATTTCTTTTGTTGGCATATTTTTTAATAATAAAATAATAGGAATGGACGGTGAAAAAGAGATGATTTGCTCCGAGCTTGTAGCTAGAGCGATAGGTATGGATTCAGTTGACCTAGATCATGTTTCACCAAAAGAAGTTGAAGATTATATTTTAAAAAGGCTTAAGAATGAATAATAGAATTATATTTTCAGATAATGGTGTTCTAGACGACTGGTCAACAACTCTTAAGGTTTATACTGGCAGTGGCAAAACTTTTTCATACACAGTTTCTCAGGATTATATTTATATAGGTCAAAGAAGTCCATTTAACCATATTTATATTAAAATGGGATCAACCGTAAATGCAGTTACATCTACAATGAGCGCTCAATATTGGGATGGAAAAGAGTGGGTAGATGTAGTTGAATTAATCGATGAAACTTCTAGCGGTGGAAAATCTTTAGCTCAATCAGGATTTATCACCATAGTTCCAAATAGAGATAAGGCTTGGGATAGTGAAGATACTAACTATCAAGGAAGTCAGGTGACTGGATTAACCTCAGTAGTTATTTATGATCTATATTGGATGAGATTAAAATTCAATGCGACCTTAACAGCTTCAGTTGTTATAAAATGGATGGGTCATAAGTTTTGCACAGATGATGATTTAGCAGCTGAGTACGCAGATCTTAGTAGACAAAAAGTCAGAGATGTTTACAGTTTTGGGTTAGCTAATTACGAAGAGCAGATAATTAGAGCAAGTGAATTGCTGATAGATGACTTAATATCAAAACAAATTATCAATGAACCTGGAAATATATTAGTCAGAGATAGATTTAAATTACCATGTGTGTCTAAATTAGCTGAGTTAATTTATAAGAATTTAGGCGACGATTATGATGACAATAGAATTAATGCTAGATCTGATTACAAGGAAAGAATGGATAAATCGATTTTTAAAGTAGATACTAACAATAATGCAATTTTAGATAAAAAAGAAAATGAATCTAGATCGGGGTTTTTAAGTAGATGAGTAATATTTCTACAGTCTATGATGCTATTACAACAAAGATGGCTTCGCTTTTTCCAAGTAAGAGCAGGCTTCCAAATGCTTACTCTGAAACAGATAATCCAGAACACCTACTGAGGGATGCTTATGGCATCAGATATGATGGTGAAAATTTAATTCCAGGGCAATTTAATACTATTGCTAATCAGCATGAGTTTACAATAATATTTACTAGAGAGTTGATTAGATTGGATGCTGATGTAGCTGAGTTTGACGTTATAGCTAAAGGATTACTTGAAGATGCATCTACGGTTAGAAAAAATTTCTATGATGTTATAGGCATAGGAACAACTGCGGTTGAACTAATTGAACCAACTAGTACGAGCGCCATAACTCAGGTTTATGGCGGTAAGAATAATTTTTTTAAAATAGAAACTGGTTTTACAATGAACATAAAAGAAGAATATCCATGTTAGGATTTTCAAAAATTCAAGGAGAAAGAAATGACATCATATTTACAGCGAGCAAGCGTATTTGCTATTAGAGAAGAGTCGACGGTTGGAACTTTGGTTTCACCATCAGCTGCCACTCAGTTTATTCCACTTAAATCAGGGTTTGCTTTAAGCTCTGAAGTGGCTACTTTAGATAATGAAGAATTATTAAATGATATCGCTTCAGGTAAAGGCTTACTCGGATTGGAAAATCCAAATGGAACACACGAGTTGTATTTAAAACACTCAGAAGTTGAGGGACAAGCTCCTAATTATGGCTTATTAATTGAATCATGCTTAGGTAGTAAAGTAACAGCTGGCACAGAGTATGCTGTAACAACTGGGTCAAGTGCTGGCACTAGCTCAACTAGAGCTTCTCTTGAATTTGCTGGTAACAATGAAGATAACTTTGTTATTGGTCAGGCAGTTTTAACTAAAGATTCTACAAATGGTTATTCAATTAGAAACGTACACACAGTAAACAGCGCTGGTAATCAGTTAGACCTGAACTTCAATATGAGCGCAGCACCTGCTAGCGGAGTAAATACGGGCAAGGCAATTCTCTATCGGCCAGCGGCAAGCGGACATAAATCATTTTCCGCTTGGATGTATAGAGCAAATGGAGCAGCGATTGAGGCAATTGCCGGGTGTAGAACTACTTCGTTTTCAATCACTGCAAACGCTGGTGAGCAGTTAGAGGCAAGCGCTAGTTACGCTGGCTCTTCTTTTTACTTTAATCCAATTGAAATTACATCATCTAGTAAATATATTGATTTTGAAGATGATGGCGGTGTTAAGGTTATTACTCTGACTGAAAAAATTTACAAATCACCTCTAGCTTTAGTTGATGAGATTAACTCAAAACTAGCAGCGACTTCAGTTGACGTTATCACAGTTGAATATTTTTCTAACGGAGCTTCAGCTGGTAAATTTAAATTCACTTCTGATGGTACAACTTTTAGTTTACTTTGGAATACAGGTACAAACACAGCTAATTCAGCTAAAACTAAATTAGGTTTTGCAAACACAGATGATACAGGGGCTACTTTTTACACTTCAGATAATGAGCAATCTTATGTAGCAGCTTACACTCCTGATTACGATGATGCTACAAACTTAGTTGTAAAAAGCAATGAATTAATGATTGGAACTTTTTCAGATAACATCTGTAGAGAGGCTTCAGCTTTAAATTTCACAATCGATACGCCATCAACTGATGTTTTAAGTTTATGT